TCGTCAGCCTCTCCGATGTCGGCGCACCCGCTGTTGCTACAGTTGAGAACGTCATGAAATTGGAGTATGAACCACCGCTGGAGGTAGATTCCTGTAAATTGACCGTGACACTGCCAGAGGCAACGCTGAGCACTTGCAGATACCCGGCCCCGCCGTTAGACGTTGCCGCGCCACCATCAACAACCGTGCCAGAGCCAGCCGAAGAATGAGTGTCATCATGGGCAGTCAGCATGGTTCCAAAATCTAGCCCTGCACCGTTCGATGTCGTATAGGTTGCGTTTGCCGAGATCGCAGACCCAGGGGAGCGGGTCGTCGTGTATGTCCCCTGTTTGCTGACCAGCCCGACGCACGGATCGCCCACCGCCGCCCCCATCGGCACAAGAACGTCCTGATCAGCCGTCGGCTGCTTGCCGGAGTTCGATGTCCAGACCGCGTGCTGCTTGCTGGAGGCGGCATCGAAGAACGCGTCGACGCTGATCTCCCCGTCCACGATCCCGATGATCCGTTTCTTCGCCGATACGTCGAGCGTCGTCACGTCGAGGAGTTCTTGAGTGTAGCCCAGCCCGCTCAGGGCATTGGCATCGCCCGACAGGTCATACCCCTCGACGTAGAGCCGGACGTTCAGTCCGTTTACCTTAGCCATACACTACCTCCTGCATAACATCGCTCTCCGGCCATCCCTGGGCCGCTATGGCGTGATGGTGACCTCGCCCAGAAGCTCAATCTCGTAGGGGACAGACACCGTGCGGAATACCCCGCCGCTCATATTCTGGTATCCCACCGTGGCGGGGCCGAGGGACGAATCGGTGACGTTGCCGCCAAGGTCGGCGTCCGACCGGAGCTGGCTGTCGATCTGAACCATCGCGTCCCAGACCTCCTCCTCGATACTCTCCCGAACGTCGGGAGAATCCTGCATCCGAAAATATGCCCGCACCATGACCGTTACCCGCGACCCGATGTCGCCCAGGGTCTCGAAGTCGCTCCTCCGTCCCGTCAACCAGAACGCCAGCACCGGCGTCCCTGAGATCGACAGAGGCTCCCCGCGATATACTGCGACGAAGGCGGGGTCGGAGATCGCCGCGAGAAGCGTGTCGATCTGGGCCAATGCCCCCGACCGGCTCAACGGAATGCCTCAACAATGGCGTCACCGATGTAGTCCTCGTACATCTTCGGATTGTTGTCGATACGGTCATAGGCTTTCTGAAACATCCCGTAGCCCTTGAACGTCGACCTCTTATTCCGGCTGCTGATCCCCTCGACCCAACTGGAATAAATCAGGTTCGACCCGTATTGATTCTCCCCGGCGTCAATTTGCCCGATACCGTCTCGGGGAACGCTCCCGCCAATTGCCCGCCGTAGAGTTCGGGTCTTCGCGCCGTGTCTCTGACCCGGCGTTGATTTTTTATAGGCTGCGTCAGATGTTGGTCCCCAGAGGTCTTCCTTCACTCTATTACTGCCCTCGATGATGACCAGATCAAGCAGCCCCCGATTGACAGCCTTGATCATATTGTCTGAAGCGGTCGTGGCAAAAATTGGCCCTTTAACCTTGAAAGTCGTCGTCGGAGTGGGAGGCATCAGAAAAATACCCCGTTGGACGTGCCGGTGACCTGATACTGGTCGAGCGTCATCAGGATCGAGTTGATCTCGCCGGCTGCGGACGTGATCGCGGCGTCGCCGGAGCCTATCGTCGTAGCGGCTCCCAGGTCGCGATCTCGGAATACGATCTTCGCCAGATCGAGAGCCGCCTGGACGACGAGCTCAGGGTAATCGTACCGGTAGACTGTCGCACCGCCGCTATGTGTCGCTCCAGTCGTGCCATTGACGCCTCGCTCCACCGTGAGCGTGTTCCCGCTGATCGCCGTAATGTATAGCTGCTCAGAGTCGATGAGGATGGTCTGCGCGGGGCCGAGATTAGCCGCAGACGTTACCGATGCGGACGTCGCCGTCGTTGACGTTATAGCGTCGCAGGTCGTCACGCTGACAGTGTCGGCGGTATAGCCCCAGGAGCCGAGGATCGAGAGGGTCTGCTGCCCTGAGTCGAACCCCTTGGTCGTGTCCTCGTTTAATTTCAGGATCGTCTTCGGCGCGGAGTTGTACGGCATCAGCCAGAAGTCCGCGTTGTAGCCCTCGGTCAATGTCTCCGAGGTTGCCCGGTCTGTTCCACCGTAAGCCGTCACCGTGGTCGGGCTGACGATCCAGCCGTCCAGCGGCACGACGCCGGGAGTGGACATTGAAGTCTTGATGCCGTCGGTTACCGCGACCGTCTGATACTGGGGCGAATCCCGCAGACTACCGGAGCCGATGTCGTAGAATCGGGTTTCGGTCAGCGGCCCGAACGTCCCGCCTCCGCAGTAATCGTCAATCCTCCGGCTAACCGCCTCCAGAATGCGCCGTATCGAACCCGCGTCAGATGTCCAGCCGGACGAGTAACTCGTTCCGGCGAGGTAGTCCCGCAGATCGTCAGCGGTCGCGTATGTGTGACGGGTCGCCACTATTTATTCTCCCCGGTCGCGGCCTGCTTCGTCTTGGGCTTCGTTGCCTGCTTCTTGAAGTAGTCAGGGTATTTCTTGAGGAGTTCGGCGGGGATGTCGTAGACCTTGCCCAACTCGTAGACCTCCCCGGTCGTACCGAACGTGACGTTCACCAGGCTCTCTGCCTTTGCCATAAATCTCCTCCCCATCAGGACGCGGGGCCGAAGCCCCGCGCCCTACCTATTACCGCTACGTTATGCGGCTCTGGGAATCTTAAACGCTGCCGCCAATCCGACCTGCCCGTCGCCCCGCCTACTGGCATAAAACGCCAGCTGATCCGTATTCATGAATTCGCTTTCGTTACGCCTTATTGTGAATCCGACACGATCAAAAATGTAGTATTGCCGGAAGTCGCCGAAGATGGCGATTTTCTCGGTGCTGGTGATCGTCCCGCCCAGCCCGCTCACAACGTCGGTGTCCACCACTGGCCGCCCCAGGATGAACGCAGACGGCGCGGTGGTGATGGAGGCGAGTCCAGTGACGCCGTTGCCGGTGACCTGAATCTGGTTGATAAGCGAATTGATCGCCGACTTCATCACCCAGGTGCTGTTGGCCCGGTGCTGCGCCTCCAGCGCGTAGAACGTGCCGATGAGGTCAGCGACGACCACTGAGGTCGACCCGGCCATCGTGTAGAAAGCCACGTCTGTATTCGACATGATCCCGGCGTACTGCGTGGTGTTGTTACCGCTGATGATACCTACGTCCTCGAACCGGCCCGCTGCCTCTTGGAATATCTGGGTTAGCAAGGCAGGGAGGTTGATCGCGCTGTCCTCTAGCAACTCACGGGTCACCTTGACCAGGCCGCCGGACTTCTCCAGCGAGAATGCGACCTGTCCCACGGTGGGCGTCTGGTCGCTGTACGCGGCTTCCTCGGCTATTGCTGCCCAGGTCGCGCTGCCCATTGTCGGAACATAACCATCCTTTGAGCTGACCCTTATTACGGTGCAGAGGGGCCGAAGCTGAGAACCCGGCACTCCTGGGTCGTGGATCGTTTGGGAGATGAACTGCTCTGGGACAAAGAAGCCACCCTCGGCATCCGTCTCCTCTTGCATGGCCTTCACTTCGTCTGCCGATGCGGTCTTCCAGAACACATCGTCGGACGGGCTACGGAGCCATTTCACGAACGTGTCGGTCTGGAACCGGGCCTCCTCCTTCTGGGTGATTCCCATGGCCTCCTGAACCCAAAGCGGCTGCGCCATCGCGGGCAAATTAGTCACCCAGGAGCTGGGCTTATACGACGCCTTGTTGATCGCGCCGGTGTCGTTCGGGTCGTATGCCGCGATGTCCTTGTCGGCAATCGGTACGCTGTTGGTCGGGCGGCTGAACTCGCCCTTGAGAATCTTCAACTGGCTCGCTGCCTGGTCGATCTTGTCGGCCTCTGCCATCTTGGCCTGCGCGTCCGCGATCATGCGCTCAAACTCCTCGACGTTGCCGCCGGCGAGAGCCGTCTCCGCTTGACCGAGGAGGGCGTTAGCCTTCTGCCTCGTCTCGTGCGTGTTCAATTCAATACTCCTTGTGCTGGTTATGTATTCCATGCAGGGCGAGCTTGATCCGCTGGAGGCGTAACGTCCGCTCTGCCGTGTCCAGGGCGGCCTCTGGGGCCGTGCCGGAGGCGGCGTCGTCCGTCGCGTCATCATCATCCGGTGCGTCGTCGTCACCGGGCGCGTCTTCGTCCTCGCCTGTTGCTGGCTCAAATTTGATCCCGTCGTGTTCCTCGCAGAACGCACGGGCCTCGTCCTCCGTCCAATCGTCAACCGGTAGATGGTAGGACGCGATGTCCCAGTCCTCGGTATCTACCTCCCGGCCATACAGCACCACGACCGGCTTGTCGTCAATGGTCTCGTCTGCGGTGCGGAACCGGTCGAACTCGTCCGGCTCCCGCATCCGGCAGGCGTGGAAGTTTGGGTATGGCTTGGAGTGATCAGGAAGCGCGGGCGATAGCTTCCAGGAGTCGGCAGACCGTAGCTCGGACGGCCTCCGGCCCGCCTCGCGGAGATGCCGTGCAAGGTGGTTGTAAACCCCGCGTCGGTCGTTCTCCGGTATCGACGTTCGGCGGGCGTTGAGGTTCGCCAGGGCGGTCGTGATAGCCCTGACGTTCGCGGCCCCACCTCGACCGTTGCGACCGATATGGTGGTGCAAATATTTATAGCTCGACTTGAGTTCGGGGTCGCCGTCGGGATCGACCCAGGCGTGAGCCGCTCGGAGGGTCGCCGCCCCGCCCTTGATCCGGCCCCGCATCAGGCTACCGTCCCAGGCATCCTCGACCCATGCCGTCAGATGCGACGGGATCGCGCCCTTCTCAGCGTCCGCGACCGGCGACGCCTTGGCCGCGACGGTAGACGTTGCCGGCGACGATCCGCGAATCACTGAGGAGACCTCAACCCAATCAAGGTTCGCGATGCGCCTGATCACGGTCGAGACGTCGCTACCCTCCTGCTCGACATCGGATTCCTTCGGGATATTGAAGCCGATAGACCACTCGCGGACGTAATCCCCGGCGACATTACTGAAGGCGTCCCGCCCCGCCTCGGTCTCCATGTTCATCTGCATTCTGGTGAACAGCCGGTACTCGTCGCCCTCGATATGTCGGGGCTGCGCGAAGATTACTTTTCCCACAAGCTTGCCCTGGTCGTGACCGGACAGAACCGGGATCGGGAGGTTGTCCGCTATTGAGGCGTTGAAGGCGGTCGGCTCCACGATGTCGCCGTCGGCGTCGACCACGCCCATCGTGTTCGTGTACGCCTCGACGATCCCCTCGGCCTCGTCAACGGCCTTCGCACTGGCGATCATGGTCTTGTGGATCACGTTGTTCCCCCTGTATAACCTCGCGGCATTGGCACCCAATTAAGCGTTCCGTTCGGATGGTCGTCTATCAACGCCGCGGCCTCCAGGGTGTAGACCTTCCCGTGCCGCTCTGCGCACGTCCGGCCTTCTGGGTCGCCAGGATCGACGTAGAGGTCGTCTGGATCGCCGTCCACGTCGTCAGCCTGGACATATCCAAAGCCCTGCTCTTTGTAGAATCCGACTGTGGTCTGATTCTGGCTCCTCATTATTTCGGTTCGGGCGATCAGCCTTGACCGGTTCTCGGTCTCGCCCAGGATCGAACGGATGCCAGGGAATTTATCGTCCGGTACGCCTCGCGCTAGTTGCTCGATGGAATATCCGCGCTCCAGGCCGATACCCACCGCCCGCCCGATGGCCTTGGAGGTCGTCTTATGAATCATCGCGGCCCGCGTCGGGGCCTGAACTAATACCCGCTGCACCGTCGGCAGCTTGTCCGACCAGTCGAGAGTCCCGGCGACGCCCACGTCGTTGATTGTCTTGAATGTGCGTTTGGAGACCCGGCGATATGCAGCCTCAAGAATCCTCGCCATGTTCCCGGTCTCGATTGGCGGGAGCATATCGACGACCGTGAACGGGTAGTCCTTTGTCTGGGCGGTCTGCCGCTCCATATGGCGTCCCAGGATGCCGTCAACCCGGTTCCGAATACCGCGAAAGTGCCGCAGGACTTTTGCCGCCAGATCATCGGTCTCCTCCTCACGCTCCTCCAGGATGCGCCGAGCCAGCATCCGACCGCGAGGGGCGACGCGGGGAGCTTTGATTGAAGCAAGGATCGGGTGGGCCTGCTCGACTGGAGCGGCATCGACCGCGACCGGTGCTGCTTCCTGACCCTCGGCGACCTCAAAGATGCTGGACGGGATACGCCGGAGCGCACCGTCCGAGACAGCGTCGAAGCCCAGGGCCTCCCGCGTCTCGTTCAATGTGAGGATTCCGCCAGCGAATAGGGCCGTCAGGCGAGTCGTTGTTGCGGCCTGATCGTCGAGGACTCCCCGCATAGCGGCCCAGTCCACCGTCAGGGTCTCATTGCTGCCGTACTCGTCGAACAGGTTCGTGTTGAAGTACCTTAAAATCCTCGCGACCATCGGCTCCAGGGTCTCGCTATGGAACGCCAGACGGGCCTCCCGGTAATTACTGAATGTGCTTCTTTGGAGACCGACATTTGCGCCCACCAAAATTGGCGGAACGCCAAAAACCGCGCAGATTCTGGACTCGGTCAGGTTGTGCAGCCCCGCCAACTCCATATCCTTCGGGCTGTTGCTCATCGGCTGATACTCGGCATCGTCATCGAGGATCGCGATCCGGTGGAAGTTGTTAACCCCGCCGAACTGAGACCGCCACCGCGCCCGGATCGTCGACGCCTCTTCCTGGGAGGTCAGCCGCCGTTTGACCTTGAGCAGACCAGACGGGACGCCCGCGTTGGCGAAATAGACCTTCGCGAAGTCGGTCATATTCAGATCGAGGTTGACCGTGCGGGACGCGACCTGGAGTGGGCTGAGACCGTAGATGTCGCCGGCGGGATTGGGTAGGGCCAGATGGCACATGTCGCGGCCCTCGACCCCGTATTCGGTGCCGCCCACGGTGTAGATGTAACTCTCGGCCCCGTAATCCCCGGCGACGATGGTGACCCGGTCGGGCCGTAGGAGAAACATGGCCGAGACCTGGTCGTTCCGGCCACGTTCCTTGATGACGTAGGCGTTGCCCGCGACCATCAAGAACGTCACCAATCTCTCGATGAACGAGTACCAGTCCGTATAGGGGTTCGGCTTGGTGGTCAGGTCGTAGAGGAGGCCGGTCTCGACTTCGACGCTACCGCCCTCAGTCGATGGAGCCTGGACGTAATACCGGGGCGAGGCCGCGGAGGTCGCCAGCTCGCGGATGCAGGCGTGAACGATCTCGTTCTTGCCGTACCCTTCGGAGGCGAAGTTCTGATAATTGACGTCAGGGTAGGACGCCTGACCGACGTCGAGGTTGAGCGGTACGGTGGTCGAGAGTTCCTGTTGCTTGCGGAACAGCGTATCCCAGAACGCCAAAAGCGACCTCCACCGGCGTTCGGGCTTGCGCCTCGGACACTGCACCGGATCGGGCCACTGCTATGGACGATACCACGACCGGCAACGCCGCGTCAATCAGCCTCGTTGCGGGTCTTGCACCGGCTGCATACGATCACCGTGCCGGGAGCGGCCTTCTCCGCGAGGAGCTTCCCGCAGCCCTGGCACCTGAGTTCCTTGCACTCCCTTACCATACCCCGAC